TGATAATGGCACTATAGATGGAACTAACTGGGAACTAGCGGAGGTTATGAATAATGGATCAGGGTATTCAGTAGGTGATACATTTGTTCTATCCTATTCATATACTCATACTAGTGGCACTACTACGACTTATCAGATACAAGTAAAGATAAAAGGAGTCGGACAAATCAATTCAGTAGGCGGTTCATCTGGTTTTGACCTACTTAGAGCGAATGATACTATCAATGGACATACCATTACCCGCGTTTTCCACACAGATGAAGAGAACTTTGAGTTTCATGTCGCGTATTTAGACGGAAGTGGTAGTAATTTTGCAAAAGACACTCAATATACATCAAATAGGGCGCACCAAATCACCACAATAGCAGGAAAAGGCATTCCAGACCGCGCAATCTTGATTGGAAAGTATGAATTCATCGAAAAATCCATGCAATTCATCACTGCAGACGTAGATACTTCCGCACCTGACATTTATAATTCAATAAGACAACCAGAAGTTGCCCTAACTATCACAAATGGTCGCGTAACAGGTGCTACAATTACCTCAGGAGGCAACGGATGGAACCAATTACCCGAAAATCCCGACCTTGTAGTGACTGCACCTCTAATTGAGAGTGGAAAAAATGCGGAAGTGAAGGGAACGTTCTCTAGTGGAGTGCTAACTGCAGTAGAAATTACAGATGCGGGTAGCGGATACGACTCATCTAACCCTCCACAGGTATGGATTCGTAATATTTACAAGACAACTAGTGAAACTGACGAAATATATCCCGATTCTGACTATACACCTAATACTTCTAAGGAACTAGTTATCCAAATTTTGAATAATTTACCTAGAGCAGAGTCTGTACTAGTCGATATTGACTCATTTGCGACTGATAATCCCGAAGGATACCAAAATTTGATACAATTGGGTCTTACTGATGCACAAATAAGACAAGTACTTACTGAAAATAATCAAAAACGTCAATTAATCGACTCTCCTGATGCTCCTAGAGCATCACAAACCGAATATTCGACTCTAGATTCAATTTTTGATGTTGAAACACAACTAACTATGCAAACTGAAAATAGACCTATCACTATAAAGTCTGATCCTAACCGTAGAAGAGTTCAACAACTGAATCAAACGGGATATTCTGCCGAACAAATACAACCTCTCTATGATGCTACTCCAGTTGATTCATATAGTTTGAACTTTTTAGACGATTCTGGACTTCCTGATTCAATAAAGACAACTTTAAAAGAAGAAAAGACACGAAGAGTGGAGAATAGAGATACAGTTCTTGATTCAATGACTCAAAAAGTGATTCCTGAGTTTACTAACTACAGAGAAAACAAAGTTGAGACTGTTCAAGGTCCTTTTATTAATCTTCCTGAGGCATCCACGGGCACTAAATACATTATGACTCAGTATCGTGCGGATGCTACATCAAAAGTGAACTTAAATGTTACACTTTCTATGTCACCCGTCAACTCAGGTACGTCACACTTTACTTGTAATCCTCCAACCTTATCATCAGGTGGGACAACTACAGGTGGAAACGGTGAAAGTATTGTAACTTCTTATCAAATGTCTGGTTTACTCGGACCTGGTTGTCAAGCATGGAGTTGTAGCGGAACATTAGCAGTCTATCATGAACTTGGTAGAGCGGGTGATACTGCTGCACGAGCAGGATCGTCTTATGGAAATCCTTACACAGTAACGTAATGGCATTTGTACCAACAGCAACAGGAGCAATGGGTTGTGCATTATTCTCAGGAAGTTGCACAGGACACGGAGCAGGAACAGGATCGTCTCATCATCCTGGTCTTGGCGGAGGAGTATTGAAAGGTTCTCCTTGTCCACATGCACCTCTTGATCCAAGAGTAAGTCCCAAACCAGTAAATGCGATGGATGCCACAACTATCTGGCCTCCGCATCCGCAATTACCTTTCTCTGCTCTAGTGCGGAACGTGATTGTTAATGGTATCATGCCTATTATCGATTTCGATCTTCTCATTACTCACCCTACTCCAACCTCTCATACTCACACAGTTGTTAAACCACTTCCTAATGGTGTATGTGTTCATACTACATCTTCTCCTGCTTGGCACTGTACGGTAGGAACTGCGGGTGGTAGAGAAGCAGCACCAGGTCATGCTAGAAAATTACTCGCTACTAGCAAGACGGTCTGGATCAATGGTCGTCGTGCAGGAAGGTTCGGTGATCCTTTCGGTGATAATACCGTAGCGTTTCCGTGTAACTCGCGTGTTGCGGGTTGCAGTCCAAATGTATTCATAGGAGCTTAATTATGGCAACAAGATTTAATAACGGAATACCTTCCGTTGAGATGAAACCAAAGAAAACAGCACAAGGTCGTGGAAAACATACCAAATATGCTGCTACATCAAGAAACAAAGCAAAGAAGAGGTATCGTGGGCAAGGCTAAAAGAATTAAAGACGGTGGGAGAAATGCAAACATCCCTGTAGACATGTCAGATCATTTTTATGATCATGGCAATGAATATTGTCGTTATTTAATTACTGATCCACGTTCTGATAGATCAAATAGAAAAAAACCTGAAAAAGACGCTAAATAATACGGGAACTTCTCGTAATAGATGGCATTAAAGAAAGTTACAGGTAAAAGTCAAAAGAGATCTCGTACTTTTACAGATCTCTCACTTGGTATGGTGAGAAATGCTAATACTCAGGATGTTGCTATTGTCAAGAATGATAATGCAATAAAACAGGCAGTCAAAAATCTAATTATGACTACACCTGGTGAAAAACCATTTCAACCTTTAGTGGGATCAAATGTATCTCAGTTATTGTTTGAACCTATGGATGACTTTACTGGTGATGCAATCAAACAAGAGATAATAAATACTATACAAAGTTTTGAACCTCGCGTACGTTTATCAGATGTTAGTGTTAGAAGTGATTTTTCTAGAAATACATTTAATGTAACAGTTTCATATAAAATTGTCGGAGTTCCAGTCAAAGAAACAATCGAGTTCGTATTACAAAGACCTGAATAATGCAACCAAACAACCTAACAGCATTAGATTTTGAAGATATTAAAGCTTCAATCAAATCTTACTTAAGAACTCGGAACGAATTTACCGATTATGACTTCGATGGTTCTTCCTTATCATATCTTATCGACACATTAGCGTATAATTCATATTATACAGCATTTAATGCTAATATGGCGATAAATGAAGCATTTTTGCCTTCTGCTACTGTTAGAGACAATGTTGTTAATGTTGCGAAACTACTAAATTATGTTCCACGTTCAATTACTTCATCTAGAGCGTGTCTAAAACTAGATGTACAAACAACTCAGACTGCAGGAGCATATCCTAGTAGTGTCACATTAAGAAAGGGTGCTATAGCATCTGGCGGAAATTATATTTTTAACATTTTACAAGATACTACCTCTGTCGTTAGTGCTACAACAGGTATTGCAACTTTTGACAATGTAATGATTATGGAGGGTAGTGTAGTTACCTTCCAATACCTTGTCAATACCTTTGCATCTCAGGTTTATAAAATCCCTTCTGAGGATGCAGATATTTCTACTCTTTCAGTTAGAGTAAAACCTAACGAATCATCTACAACATCAGATTTATACAGTCTTACTGATACAATCACTGATTTAACTGCAACAACTCGTGCATACTTCCTTAGTGAAGGTGAAGATATGCGTTACGAGGTAAAATTTGGTGATGACACTGCAGGAAGAGCACTAAAAGATGGAGAGGTCGTACTTTTAGAGTATTTGGTTACTTCTGGAGTCGAAGCAAATGAAATTACATCATTTTCATTCATAGGAAACATTGTAGATAATACTGGATCTGCATATAGTGGCACAGCAGTGACTTTAACAGTAAAAGACAAGTCACAACTTGGTTCTGCAGCAGAAACACTAGAATCTATCAAATATAATGCACCAAGATACTATTCTGCACAGTATAGAGCAGTAACAGCACAAGACTATGCGTTAATTACTAAAAAAGTATATTCTAACGCTGATTCAGTTGTTGCTTATGGTGGAGACGCTTTAAATCCTCCAATTTACGGAAAAGTCTATATTTCAATTAAAACAAAGACTGGATCTTTGCTTAACGATGCAACTAAGAAAACAATTGCTGCAGATTTAAGAAAATATGCCATGGCATCAATTGACCCTGTAGTTATTGATCCAGAAGATATGTATTTGTATTTGAAAGTATTTGCACAATACGATCCAGGCACTGCATCCAATACTTCTGATATTAAAACCAATGTTCAGAACGGAATTAATGATTGGGCATCGCAATCTCAAATTAATAACTTTAATTCTACATTTAGAGCACAAGCGTTTGAAAAAGCAGTTACTTTATCCGATAATAGTATCAGTGACGTATCTTTACAACTTTCTATTTTAAAATATATTAAACCAAACACAAACCAGACAAATACTTATTGCATTGCTACTGGTTCTGAATTATATGATAGTGCTCCAAGTAATTCCGATGGAACTAATTGTAAAAAAGAACCTGTATTGCTCTCAGGACCTTTTAGAACAGCAGATAGACCAGGAATTGATCAACAATTTGAAGATGATGGTTTTGGCAACTTAAGAACTTACTATAACACAGGTAATAAGAAGGTATATACTAATAATGCTGCAGGAACTGTAAATTACGCTACAGGTCAGGTTTGCTTTGGTCCTATCAATATTATTGGTGCAGGAGTTGATACACCTCCTACTGGATCAGTAACTATTACAGATACTACTACTGGAGTTGGTTCTATAGTAACTGCAGATCTACTTCCTACAGGTCTTCAGATTCCTGTTCTGTTTATTCCTGCAAACGTTGCAACAATTCCTGCAGCGACACCAGGAACTATTATTAATATTATCAATCCAGAGGTTACAGTTGTCCCAGTAGGTACGACTCCACCTCCAACAATACCTCTAAATAGTTTGACGCCTTCGGTATTTAATACGGTTCCCACAACTATCACAGTTGCTGATATCACAAATGCGGGTGCTCTAACAACTTCTTCCTGCTTCTAATAGTCGATGTCAATTAATAAGGTCTCACAGTCTATTGTTTCACAGACTCCAGATTTTATTGCGAATGATTATCCCATATTCAATAAATTTATTGAATATTACTATCGTTCTCAAGAAAAAACTGGTTTAGGACAGAATATTATCAATGAGTTTTTACAATATCTCGATATTGATAAACTTAACATTGATATTCTTGATGGTGCAACAAAATTAGTTGAATCAATTACAACAACTGCAGATGAAATTGTAGTTGAAAGTATTGACAGTTTTTTAAGTAAAGATGGTTCGGTTTTAATTGGTAACGAAGTAGTATACTATGAATCAACTACAGCATCTCCAAACATTGCTCTTAGTCCTGGTGTTTCGTATGAGCAAGTAAAATTAAAGTGGACAACTCTTGCAAGTCTTCTCAATTCTTTTGATGGCACTACAGTTAGGTTTAGTTTAACATCTCAGGATAGTCCAGTAGCAGCACCATCTGCACAGCACTTAATTGTCTCTAATTATGGAAAAATATTAACACCTGGCACTGATTATACAGTTGATGGCACAGATATTATCTTTACTACTGCTCCTAGAACAAGAATACCTGCCGATGACTCTACTTCAACATATATCACTTATCAGAGTGGTTTTGTTGAAAATACAATTGTAGCGGTAGATAATATATCAGGTGCTTTTGGAGAAGGTAAAAGACAGTTTACTTTAACAAGAAATGGTTCTAGTTATGAACCCGTTGTAGATGAATATATTTTAGCAATTTATGATCAACGTTTATTAGTTCCAAAAGTTGATTTCTTTATTGATGGAGATCAATTTATTTTCCTTACAGCACCTCTCAATGGAAGATTTCTCTCACTATACTCAATTGAAGCACCTATTCCTTCATTTGGATCTGGTGCTCTGGGGTACTCTCGTATTGACGATAATGGAACTTTAACTAGTGTTTCTATAAATGCTACTGGTAGTAATTATCGTTTTGAATATCCTCCTAAAGTTTCTGTTAACTCTGATGCAGGTAGTGGTGCTTCTGTAACTACTCTTGTAAATGGTATTAAGAGTGTATCATTATTAGATGGAGGTAAAGGATACAGTGATACCAACCCTCCTGTAGTTCAAGTTCAATCACCAACAAAACCTGGTTCTGTAGCAGCAACTTTAAAAGCAACTGTAACTAATGGTAGTATTTCTGCATTAGAAGTTGTTAGTTCTGGTAGTGGATATACATTTACACCTAGAATCACTTTCAAGCAACCTGGCGGTGCTGTACTAGGCACCTGTCCTATTGTAGGAGGTCAGGTATCAGGAACTATTCCTATCACTGACGGTGGTTTTGGATATACTACAGTCCCCACAATTTACATTGATGAACCAACAGGAACTAATCCTATAATAGCAACTCTTACTCCTGTTTTAACTAATGGCGTAATTACCAGCGTAACAATTACAAATGGTGGTCAAGGATACGTTACTACTCCTAGGATATCTGTAGTTGACCCAGTTGGGGCACAGGTTTTATCTACAACAGTCGATTCTACAGGACGCCTTATAGGAATTGAATTATTAGACGGTGGTAGTGGATATGATGACGTACCCTCTGTGTATGTCGTAGATAATAGAACAGATGCTACTGGAGCATATGCGGGCGGAACTGGTGCTACTGCAAGTGCTGCTATATTCAACGGTAGAATTACTGATATTAATATTACTGCGTTTGGTTCTGGATATAGTGCTTCCAATCCTCCTACAATTGTAATTCAAGCACCTCCTCAAGCAAAATCATCTGCTGAGATTGGTTTAAATGAAGTTACTGGATTTAAAGTAAATCAAGCAGGAAAGGGTTATTCAAAAGCAAAACTAGTAGGTTGTGCAAGAGCAGCAAGTGGTATTACTTCTTATACAGAAGATGGTAACGCTGTATTTACTAATAATACTACTGCTGCAGCATCTGCTATCGATACTCCCGTAAAATGTCTTGATGCTCTATTTGTAAAACGTTTACTAGACAAATACACAGAACAGTTCTTACCTGATGTTCCAGAACTCGATTATACAAAAATTGACGTTAGAACAGCAATTAAGACAATTAAAGATTTTTATACTGCAAAAGGAACATCTTTTAGTATTAGTTACCTCTTTAAATTATTATATGGTGAACAGGTAAGTATTACCTATCCAAAAGATCAAATTATCAAACCATCTGCAGCAACATGGTCTATAGACACTATTTTGCGTGCAACTTTGGTAAGTGGAGATCCTACTAATATTAGAGACGGTTTATTAACTCAAGATGCTGATATTGCTGATGTTAACGTAGCAGCAGCGAGTGCTTTGATTGAAAACTATATTTCTATTAAAACTTCTGACGTAGAGATCTTTGAACTAGTTCTTTCAGAAGAAACTATTACAGGATCCTTTACAGTTCCCTATAAAACAAAACTTGCTGAACCTTTAGGAACTTTAGACAGTATTATTACTGTTGACTCAACAATTGGTTGGCCAGAGAGAAACGGTGAGTTTATTATTGGTGGAAGTGAAGTTGTAAGATATAAAGAAAAATCATTAAACCAGTTTATTGAGTGTACACGTTCTGTTAATAATATAACTGAAGATTGGGACTCTGCTACAGAAGTTGCTTCTAATTTCTCAGTTTTTGTTAACAAAGGCACTACTCAGGAAGTTGTGATGAAAATTGTTGGTATCGTTGATGCTCAACAAACTACTCTTACTGATACTGGTTCATATTACTTACCTGGCGATAAATTAACAGTTTCTAAACTTGGTGGAACAGGAATTACGTCTCAACTTACAACTTGGTTATATAACGTTAAAAAATTAATCACTGTAAGTGGTATTACATTTGGTGGTGTAAATAATCAATCTGCAACAGTAACTTGTGCTAATAATCATGGTCTTTTAGTTGGAGATCAGGTTACACTCTACGGTGCTAACCCAATCATCTATAATGGAACTTTTTTAGTAACATCCAGAGATAGTAATACAGTATTCCAATATCAATTACCTCAACCTGCCACTGTCGTACCTCAAGGTAATATTCTTGTATCTGTTGACCTTAATAAAGGTAAATCTACAGACACACC